GTATCTCCAGAAGAAAGGATGAGTGCTGTTTATGAAGCAAAAAACAAAGCAAAGTTCTTGGGTGTTTTAACTGGAACCTTGCTTGCAAACCAAGCATTGCTATCTGTTACTGGAAGTAATCAAGGCATTAACTTTACCGATCCTAAAAAGAATGATTGGCTTTCTTACAAGGGATTTGGTTACAACTTTGCTACAGTTGGTGCATTCACTCGTATAGCAAGGCTTTTGGCATCGGAATATAATGCTGTTTTTGGTGATCTTTCTCGCTGGCAAAAAGCAAAAGGAGGTCGTGAACAAGCAATGAAAGACTCTCTTTATACTTATTTAAGAAGTGGATTAAGCCCGATTACTAGAGATATTATTGTAGCGGCAACTAGAAAAGATTATGTAGGAAATACAGTTCCTTGGTCTAGCGAACAACCAGATAGAGGTCGGAGGAAGTTGACTTACCGCGAAGTTATTCAAGAACAATTTGCTCCAATTCCTATTTCTGAAGCTGCAACACAAAAGGAAATACTTCCTGCGGTCGCTAAAGCTGGATCTGCTGCCCTCTTGGGGGCAAGGCTTGAGACTCCTGCTGATATTGAAGAATACAAGAAGTCATTGGAATCAAGGCAAAGTCCATCATCTTCCAATAATCCATTTGGATTGAAGAGTTCTAGCGCAAAACCATTTGGGTTAAAAAGTTCAACCGCAAAACCATTTGGGTTAAAGTAAAAATCTCTTGCCAACTGTTAGGAAATTTTGCATATTTCATTTTCACTTCAGCAACCACTATGTCTAAAAAATATATCCTTCCTCCGTCACTTAAATATCCGTTTGAGCAATCTGAATTCCCAGGCGATCTGAATCTTAAAGAGATTCGTGAGCATGGAGAAAAAAGCAAGCTCCCAGAAGTAAGTTTTTACCAAGCAGTTGTTATTGCCCTGTTGGAGCAGCGTAATTACTTTGTAGTCGAGACGCTACGATACGCCAAACAATACGGACAACTACCCCAAGAAGAAGAAAATGGAAACGAACCAGCAACCACAGAAGATCAAGAGGAAGTATCAAAAGAAGAAGTCTACCCAGAAGGAGAAGTCACTCTCAAAGTCCTTCCCCCTCCCACAGAACAGCCTAGAACCAAGTTTACCAAATCCTATTCCGATGACGATCAAAGCTGATCCTGTTGGAGATATGCAAAAAGAAGCGGCATGGGAGGCAATTATTTCTGGGCTGTCAGCATCTGGTGAGCTATCTCCAGAGATGCTAGGAAAGAAGGGTGGATTAGATCGTGTAAGCGTTCTTGCTATTCATGCCGCTGGTTTGGCAAAAGTCTTTCATGTCGAGTTCGTGAAAGCCAATGGCTAGAGTCCATGTTAATACTGGAAGATATGGAGACATAATCTGTTTCCTTCCTGTTCTCCTAAATGAGTACAAAGAGACGGGGGTAAAAGCCCGTCTTGTCATTTCCAAAGATTATGCATCCATCTTGGATGGCGTTTCTTATGTCGAGCCATTGGTGTTTGATGGGCGTTTTGAAGATGTTTCTGGTGCTATAGCATTCGCTAAAACTTTTTCCGATGATGTCAGAACATCTCAGGTCGTTGGCATCTCCGATGTGATCGTAAGTCAAGTCTATGGCAATAGTCATGCCCCAAAGATCATATGTGATTCTTTCCAGAAAGATGCTTGGAAACTAGCTGATAAGTTAGAACTTTGGCCTAGTCAACCTCAGCTGGTATTTGATAAAAGGGATAAGAAAAGAGAAAAAAGGTTATACAAGTATATCCCTACGCTAAAACCTTGGATTGTCGTCTCAACTGGAGGCATTTCATCTCCTTTTCCGTATAGCGATTTGCTTTGGGAGATATTGAATCACTCTTTAAAAGAATTTCACATTGTTGATCTGGCTAAAATAAAGGCTGAAAGGATGTATGATCTTCTTGGGATTATGGATCATCCCAATACAGCAGCAATGATCCTAACGGATAGTGGCAACTTGCACCTCTCATACGCCACTAAGAAGCCTGTACACGCACTTGTGGCAGATTCACCGACCTTATGGCATGGAGCCGCTTGGAGGCCCTCCTATGCCTCTTATACACGCTACAAGAACTTCCCTAGAGATGTAACTAGGATCTTGGATCTGATCCGCAACCCTCCTGCAAAGCCAAAGCATCCCGATATTGTTCATGTTTACTCAAGGCTACCCAATGCCGCAGGAGAAGAGAAACGCCGCAATGATCTAGCCGCAAGCACTTGGAATGTTGGTTGGGTAGATTGTGGTCTAGATGACAATTGCTTTGTCAGGCACTCTGCCAACTCAATACCAAACCAGAAGAAGGAAATCCCCATGATCAAGGAGATGATCAAGTTTGCTTGTTGTGGAAGGAAGGACACCGACATTGTGGTGATTACCAATACGGATATTTGCGTCACGACCGACATCATAGAGAAGATTCGGAAAGCTCCACTAGGATATGCCTTCAGACATGATTACAAGTATCTAGATAAGATCATTCCAGACGATCAGATTGCAGGAGATAAATACCCTGGTTGTGACTTGTTTACAATCCCTGTGGGATGGTGGAGAAGGAACCATCACTTGTACCCTGACATGGTGATTGGTAGGCACTCATGGGATAGGATTATGCGAGAGCTAATCAAATTAGCAAAGGGACAGGAGATAGAAAAAGCTATCTACCATCAGCGGCATGATTCTATGTGGGAACAAACGGAACATATCAACTCTGATTTATGCAACCTACGCAATGGTAGGCTGGCAAGGGAATGGTTACTGGAAAGGAAGATGCCTCTGGAAGAGTTGGAGTTCTTGAACTACGAGGGAAAATTTAAAAAGCCTGTACGGAAGCGTTAGATTATCTCTTGGGTTTTTGAAATACTAAAAAGTAGCTGTGGAATATCCTAGCGTGTTTTTGTTGACCTTTTTGTGGTGAAGGCATCCTGTGCTTTGCCGCTAGTATGAATAAATCAGCAAGTCTAAATCCTTCATTCTCTGCCATTGCAATCGTATTATAATGAGTGCAATGCATTTTGTGATTGTGAATAATGTCTTGGCATTTGAATACAAAATGGCCTCCCTTTTTAAGTATTCTCCAAGCCTCGCTAATTGTATCCCTATAATGATCTTCTAATTCATCATAAGACCAATAGCCGCCAAATCTAGCAGTCATGGCAACCTTTCCTTCTTTGTGATCTCTTCCCCCTTTTACATAAGTTAAGAAGGGTGGATCAAATACAATGCTGTTTAAGCATTCTGATTCGATTGGTAATGCCCGACTATCTCCTTGAACTGCTTCTGGCTTTTGTGGTTGGACATCATAGCATAGCACGGGTCTTGGTATAGTTTTCCAAAAGGAACCATTTCCATAGGTCATGTCACAATCAAAACCCTGCTTGCAATGAAGTTTAAGAATAGCATTTAGAATATCATCTTGTGATTCATAAATACTACGGATAACAGGAGCATCAAATAGTTCTAAATTCATCTTACTCTCCCTCGTTACCTTCATGCTCTTCCATAACGCAATGCGTTATAGGTGAATCCTGCTGTGGCATTACTTGGTTCTGTGGGAAAACCATGTAGTACTCACCGCACTTGGCTCCATCATTCTCTGATAGGTTTGCCACATAGAATGTCTGTGGTTGGATTGGTGCTGTATGCATAAGCGTCAGCATGGTTAGGGCTTGTAATTGGTTCATGATTTTTTTCCTTTTCTTATGTTTTCTTCAGCCCATAGGGGTTGAAAATTTGTGTAGTGGTTAATATTTATAAGCTCTTCTTCTGTGGTTGCTGATGCTACGGGAACAATATGATCGTAATGCCACTCACCATGATTTTCCCATGTCATTCCTTCTTTGAATTGAGATTCAATGTGGTTTTGGAAATCTTTAAAAGAGCAACCAAGTATTTGATATGTTTTTGTTTTTTTACTATAGCCTCTTTTTTTCAATGACATTGATATAAGGTTTCTAATTGAAACACTTAATTTGTATAAAGGGTTATTTGATCTTTTGTTTTTGGAATATTCTTTTGCCCAATTATTTATACATTCTCTATTATTAATTCTCCATTGTTTTACTTTTGTTAAAACTCTTTCTTTGTTGTTTTCTTTCCATTTACGAGAACTGCATTTTGATTTGTCAGGATTATTTCTTCGCCACACCCTAGCGAATTCATTATTTTTATTATGCCGTTTGTAATATTTATCTGGAGTAAGCCATACTTCCCCCGTAGGCGATTGTTTACTGCGAGACCAGTAAATTTTACCGTCCTCTCTTATGTCTCCCTTTTTATGTTTTTTCTCAATCATCTTTTATATTTTACACAAACACTCGACATATGAAAGTTGCCTCGCACGATGTCACATTCATAGGCTCGGAGCATTCCCATTCCTCCAAATCCAGCAGACAGCCTGTGTTTAATAGCTGAATCACATTTAGACTTAGATGTATAAGCTGATTTACCACAAGCGCACTTTTTCGGCTTTTCAATAAGTTTTACCAATCCCATTTCTATTGCTTCCTTCCTATTCATTGGTGCTAGGTCTGGAGTATCTAGCCCAATCTCGTTTAGTATATTATCAATTGATGATCTCATTGGTTTATTTGTTTTTTTAGTTCAGCAAGATCCCTCATGCTGTTTCTGGTGTCTTGAATTGTTTCCCATTCCATTACGCCATCTGCTATTGCTATAGCGCGATCACGCTCTGCATTAGAACGATCTAGTTTTTCTTGCATAGTTAACTCTGGTCTAGCGTTCACAATTAAAAAATCTGCTACGAATTGTTTTATTTCTATGTCCATTTGTGTTTTTATTTAGTAATACTATTAAGGTATTCTTGTTGGGTTGATTTAGGCCAAGAGCTAAACGGCAATGTATGCCATTGAGGGTGAATTTGAACTGATTCTGGGTATGCTGCTGATCTCCACTCGAATGCTTCTTGTTCATTTACTCCAAGTTTAGAAGTAATGGTTGGCTTTTCTATTTTTAAAGCTGAATAGTCCATACCATCATCCTCCCATCGTTGTTGGTTCAGCCAAGTGGAAGCGTGAGGTATGAACTTGCCCATCTCCTTTTGCCAATCTGGTGAGACAATTGCTTTCCGTAAGGCCGCTAGGAGTATATCCAGCTCTGGTAGGTTGTTCTTTGCCCAAGATGCCCTTGCTGCTCCTTTGCCAATCTTTTTAGGGTAGGCTGACCAGAAGAATTCAAAACCGTCTATAGCGGCTTTCTTGCGCCGTTTAGGGCTATTCTCAAGCTGGACTTCTTGCCCACAACAGGGGCATATATCTGGTTCATAACTCTTCATATTTTTTTGAAAGTTGACCTATTGTTAGCTTGTTCTTTTGCGGTTGACCATTTGCAATTTAATGGTTCGTAATTTCCTTCATTATCAATTCGATCTATTGAAAGCCCTTTTTCCCAAGAGCTTCCCATATCAATAAGGAAATTTTCAAATGCTCTCCATCTATCGCATACTTTTATTCCTCTACCTCCATATCTATGCCATCTATTATTATAAGGATCTACGCACCTTGAAATCATTTTAGCCCAAGAAATATATATTCCTGTCAATTTCCCTCCAGATGCGTGTCCATGCTTCTTGTTTTTTTCTGATACCTTTTGGTATCTATCGCAACCACATCCCAATATTTTTCCATTTATTAGATGATTTGCTCGTATTGTTTTTTCATTTCCGCAATCGCATTTGCATTTCCAATACCTATGCGATCCTTTGGTTGGATTTTTAACTAAACAAATAGCAGTAAGTTTTCCAAACTTCTGATATGATATATCATTATTCATAGTTTTATTAATGAAAAACCCCCTGCATATTTCCGTGTGAGATAGCCACAAAACGGGCATCGGGAATAGCAGAGGGTCAAATTCATTGTTTTGTTTTAGGGATCTCACTCCCATTAAGGTGTTCATAATACTAAAATGGCTCGTAAGTCCAAGTCTTTTTCTTATACTGAACAGCAGTAAATATAAACCAAGGATGCATTTCAGCGGCTACTTTAATTTTTATTCTACCTGCTTGATGCCAAAACCCCTTAATTTCTATAAACTCAATAGATCCATCTTTATGAATTACTAGAAAATCAGGAGTATATGTTGTTAATTTTGCGAGCTTCAATGCCATAGCCTCAAACTGCCAGTGATGTATTTCTCCACCCAACTTTCGCTGTTGAAGCAATGAAGCATAGGCTTGCTCTGTTTTGTTCATTGTTCCAGCAACCCGTCTGGTAATATTTGCTTTTGCTTTAATCATTTTAGTTTTTTATCGGCTCAATAAGATACTCGCACTTAAATGTGATGATTTGTGGTGGCATAATCATGCTGTAAACCTCTGGCCTTGGAGCAGTCCTGCGAAGACAAGTCTCGCATCCCTCGCGCCATCCTTCAATGTCGTCTCCTGATCCGTTGCAACGCGCAATGTCGTTGGCTAGTGTGTTTGTTGCTCTATTTGTCATTGTTGAGTGAATCCTTCAATGATTCCTGCGTAATGGTGGATCTGCTTGACTAGTGCCTCGGCTTTCTCGGCGCGATCTTTCCAATGCGCGGCCATTGCGTCGCCCCGCATCGCGGCATCCATAACCATTTCTTTGAGTTTAGATAATTCAGATGAAACTTCGACCTCGTTGTTGGGTGTCTGTGGTTGGTTCATAGTTCGCAACCCTCCTCGACGTTTTCGTTTTCATTCACGATACGAGCATCGAATCCTAGGTGAGCTAAAAGCTGTTGCAGCCTGTTGTCATCGCATGGCCCAGAGCAAACCTCTTCACCATTGACAAACCATGTTTCCCCCCACTCCGTGCAACATCCATCGCCGCACTCGTAATAGTATGGTCGCTTTGATAGCTTGATCGGAGTTTTTGCAACCCCGTTGTCATTGTTCGTTATCATTTGTGTATTGTCTGTGTTCGTTATCATTGATCGGTTTGTTGATTTATTTGTCATCGTTGAGTGTATTTAATTATTATGTTTAGTTATTTGTCATGTTCGTGCTACTTATCTTCGGAATGTGTAGCAGCATTACTACATAACGGTAGTATTCGTGTTTACTAGCTGTAGGTAGTTATCATTCAGTTCGGCGTTCTCTTCACGGAGTCTTGCGACCTCTTGTTCTGATTTCTTGAAACTGATTTTGAGCAATGGGACGCAACCGCAATGGACTTCGGACTCGGCACACTTTTCATCCATGATGAATTTCATGCCGTCTAGAATGTCTTGAAGTTCCTCACGGAGCCTTGCGACCTCGTCGGTTTTCTCTTCGTACTCGTTGAGAATACGGCACAGCGATCCCAAGTCGTAGTTGTCGTATTTTCGGTCATCCCAAAGGTAAGGTTTGCCGTCGAAATCTCCTTTTTTGATTACCCAGCGTTGCGTTGGTGTGGTGTCGGGGTTCATTTCTCGTCCTCCCATTGTCCGATGGTGCGGAGGAAAACCTCGGCACGTTGTGCGGAGGTGGCTCTCTGAAGCACTGGCACGCTATCAGCATCCCACCCCTCCGTCTCATCTAAACCAAGTATAAGTCCCATGTGATCTAGCCATTCTACCCATTCACCGTAGATAAGTAATTGCTCAGCCTCGTGCACGGCGTTGAGGCCGTTTTGATAGTTTGGGATGTGCGTATCATCAAAGCCGCATCGGACAGACCAAGGCGGTCTTCCAACTCCGTCTGAGGTGATAAATGTCCGCCCACAGGCGATGGCGATTCGTTTGTTTTTGCTTTCTTTCGTTGTCATGCAATCATTACAGGAATAATCATGCGTCCAGTAAGGGTGCATTGACGCTTATCGCATTCAATTACAAAACCCTTTTTCTTTAAACCATTCACCCTGCCTGATACGGAATTGATCTGTATGCCTGTGATCTTCTCAATCTCCCTAAGAGAATAGTTCCATCCCTTTTGCATGGAATCAATAATTACCTTCTCCTGTTTCCCCAAGGCTCCCTCTTCCTTTAATTCCTCATAAGCCTCCAAGGATGTGCTGCGAATATTGGTAGCCTTTGAAACTACCCATTCAAATAAATCTCCTAAATCATTCATATATTTACCTTTGGGAAGTTAATGTTTCCCTTGTTATTGGAAAAACAATCTAGGTTGGAATAGATACGATTAACCGATCTTGTTCCTGCCATAAACGCTTCCATGATTCGTTCGTCAAGTGTAGGACAACGCAATCTTCCGTCATTGTCTTTAATAAGTAATCGGATATTTTCCGATTTAAGATACTGTGTAGCTGTATTTGGATAGTTCATAGCTCTAATGCTAAAGCATCCATTTTGGTGCTAAATAGTTGAGTGTAACGATCTGGATTCAAGAATCCTTCTTCATTGGTAGAATTTGCAATGGCAAACTCATCCGCTGTTGGGATTAGTTGATTTCTTGCAAAGATGTACTGACAGTCATGCCACTCTGGTACGGAGTTGTAGTTATTTCCTTGCTCGTCTTTTATTTCTTCGCAGTTGCAGTAGGGTTTCATGGTGGTTGCTATGTTTGTTGGGTTAAAAAGGAATTTCGTCTTCCTCAATTTCTTCTACATGGGGTTTTGGTCGGTTCTGGAATGCTGGTGCTGGTTTTATCTTATCAACAAACGATGGTACATTCTGTGGCTCATCCCAATTTTTGTAATTGCCAACAATGGGGCCTCGAATGCCTTCTCCTCGCATTTCCTTGGGTACAACTTGATACACATAACCATCCGAATACTCTGAGGGCTTTGGTTTTGTTTTAATATCAAGGATCTTATTTCCCTTTTTGTTTGTTCTTAGGAATTGTTTATCAATTTTCGATACTTCAATGTTGATTTCTAGGTTCATAATGGTTTTTGTCTATGGGTTGTTGGTTGGTTTGTCTTGGTCTGAAATGAATCCCTCTTGTCTTAAATAGCGATAGAGTCTTTTGATTTCTTTGGCATCAACTGGATTATTATCGCCAGGGTATGCAATAAAAGAAAAGCCGTGATGCAATATAATCCATTCTCTACCTCCGAACTTAATCCATAAAGCGCGACAGTCATCTGGCATTTCATCGTTAACGATCACGCTGGAGTGATGGTTCGGATTCCTTGGTTTCGATGATCCATCCAAGTGCTTCATCAAGTGCTGCCTTGGCATCCTTCCCCTTGAGTCCTTTCGCTTTTCCGTATGCCTTCTCAAGTGACGATACGCTAAATTTCGCACAATCCATGATAACATCATGTGACAGAATACTAGCAAGCGTAGATATAACGGCGGCATTATCTGTGACATTCCTGGTTGTACGACCTTTGCCTAGCGAGAGTCCAGCGATTTGCGCCCCTGACATGAGGCGTGACTTCAGTTCCTTTCGGATCTGTTCGATAAAATCTTCAACGATTTCAGCCTTAGCATCCAAGGATGCCAACTCCTCGTTAGACAAGGTAGATACGGATACGCTAGAGGCTATCTGTAGGGTTGTTGAAGCGGCTTTAGCGTTGCCATAAGCATCTGGGCATATGCTCTTAGCCCTACACCATTTACACGCATCTGGGCTGGGAATCCTTGGGGCATTTGGCTCAAGAGAGGCGCGAACGATTCTAAGGATTTCCTCCTTGGCGGCGGCAAGCTCCTCCTCGCCATATTCTGCAATCGTAGTGCCTCCTGCAAGAGGCTGGATTATTGCCACAAGGATGGTCTTGAGTTCTGGGAAAGCCTTCTTAACCAGAACGGCATAAGCCTTGAGTTGCTGATTTTCTGATGCCTTGCCTTGCGTCGTGCGTCCTGTTTTGTAATCGGTTACTACGGCGGTTTCTCCGAAGAAGTCAATACGATCAATCGCTCCGCTAAACCAATCCAAATACCAGAATCTCTGCTCAATTATTTCTTTGGTTCGCTCGCCAAGATCCAACTGACCTATCATTCCTGAGAACTGGTTTAGACATTTTGTTGCAATGTCCTGACCTTCCTCTGTTAATGAATCGAAGTCCTTTTTATCAGCAAGCACCTCATGAACATCGGTTCCAAGCTGCATATATTTATTAGCCTCCTTTTCTGGGAGTGTTTGCTCTAGGGCAAAACTACCTGGGCATAGGGCAAGCCGAGAGAATCCGCTTGCCGATGGTCGTCCGTTACGCTCGTCCATTATAGTGCTGGTTTGAAGGCTAGAACATCGTCCCATACTTCGATGAGTCGATTGATCACCTTTGGTTTTACATCTTTCAAGAGAACAGTGCGATCCTTGATTGCCTTTTTTGCGATCAGGAATTCAATGACATGAGCATCGTCCATGTCAGCGTCCCACATCATCGACGCAAGAGTAGTCAGCGGGTCTTGTGCCTCTGCTGCCTTCATGCTGGCCTCCACAAGCTCTGTAACGGATACAGCTAGCTTCTCCTGCTTCGCTTTAGGTGCTTCAACTTTTATGACAGGCTTCTGAACTACCGGCTTGCTGGCAAGCTCTCCATCGTCATCGTCGTCGGCGGTAATGCCGAGGATGGATGAGATGGCGTAGCGTTTTGCGTAGGTTAGGGCTGATCCCACTCCCTGTGCGGTCTGATCCTTAATTGGCAAGAGCAATGTTGACTCTCTTGACTCCCCTGATGCGTGGATAATCCTTGTGACCACTCCTGCCTTTCCGTCCAGAAAGAGGGGTTCTTGGGAGATTCCAAGGTTGTTTGCAGCTAGTATAGGCCGTACATCGTCCAAGATTGCGTCTAGTGAGGCGTAACGGTTACGGAAATGCGGGTTGACTGCATTCTTGGCTACATTGCGTAATTCTCCGAGTGCTGTGACAAACGAAGCGTTGAGTTGACTTACGGAATCAGTTGTATTATTCATGTGGTGGTTGCTTGCGTGGTTGCTGTGACTAAATGTGGCTAGGGGGTTTTTCATGGCTCCCTAGCCACTCTTTTTTAGTATCCCTTCTTCATTCCCTTGCCCATTGATTTCATGGACTTAGGTGCTTTCTTGTTTTTTACTTGAGGCTCTGTTGTTTCCTTGCGGATCTTCTGTTTTTTTGCAGTAGATAGTTTCCTAGTATCAATCAAGGTTTTATAAGGGGTAGCCTTGGTCTGCATTGCTCGTATACGCTCGATGATTTCCTTAAGCATCGGTTTCCGTGGTTTCATCTTCGCTGTGCGCGAGGGTGTAGACTTCTTGGAGCAACTCAATTCTGATATGTCCAATTTTATTGGCGAGGTCTTGTGCCATTTTGTTTAGTTCGGCTACAGTATATGTCATGGTTGTTGTGGTTTGTTGTTTGTTGTTTATTGCATCAGCGTGACGCAAATTTTTCGGAGATGATTACGGAGATCACGAGCCAGCTCAATAAGATTAGACAAGCCATGAATCTGGCAGATGGCGTGTAGTTCATGCTTGTGCGAAGTATTTTTCAAATGCCCTGCTGGCAAACTTACTCATGGAGCGTTCTTCATCCTTAGCGGCGGCGGCGATCCTGTCTTTCAAATCCTTGCGGATATAGAGGCCAAGGAAGGAGTGTTCGGTAGCTTCTGTGGTGGCGGCGGCGGTTGTATTGGTTGTTTCTGTCATGGTCATGGTTGAGGTTGATTTCTAATTATTGCATCTGATTTAGCATTTGCAAGTTAATTTCAAAATCTTTTTGGGGTTATTGTTGTGCGGAATTTCGGGGCTTTATCTAGTATCTCGGAGGATTCCAGGAGCATCAGGAACGCGCACCAGTTGAGGTTCGGTCGGTCTCCATCGTAATCGCTCGCGGAATAATCGCGAGTGCATCCCACTCGTTTTTTGATCACGGTTGAATCGGTCGAGAATGTCGGCGTGGATCTATCGTTCGTGTTCTTCATAATCATCTTTGTCAGGCGTTGCGTCATTTTCTACTGTTTCAAAATCAACTTCGGTTGAGCATTTGGAGCATTCACCAGGCGTGATTTCGGAATTGTTTTGGTGGTCGGCGGCGGTAAAGGTAACATGAAATTCATGCTGGCATTTTTCGTTTTGGCAAGTATATTCAACTTTCATTTTGCTGGTTTTTTTGGTCTTCGATTTCATCAAGGCGGCGTATCAGGATTTGAACCTCGACTCCCAGCATCAGGATTTGATCAGATATTGCATCGAGGCGGCGTTTTTGTTCTTCGTCCATATTTTTAGTTTAGTTTATGCGGCGGCGGTTGTTTCGCGGATGTCTTAAGAATTAAGCTAAGCCATTAAGGGTTGTTACTAATTCGTCAAAGTCTTCGTTTTCTCCTAGCAGGGAAGCAACGGAAAAGACTATGGATCTTTCTAGGCAGTATTTCTCGCAAAGCTGAAGTAGATAATCGTATCGGCTTGCGTATCCCTTATCGGTGTAAATGGTTTCGGCGGCGGCGGTTTCTAGGTTCATGTTTTTTTAGCTGTTAAATACTGCGGGAGACTCGTTTGGGATGTTTGCAAAGTGCCAACACATTCTCTCGGCGTGTTTAAATTCACTCTGAAGCATTTCTAGTTTCGGAAAGTTTCGGATTACTCCGTGGTCTTTTTCTATTTGCTTCTGCATCTCATGGAGATGACGGCGGGCTCTCCTGCTCCGGTCAATCCATCGTTCGAGTTCTGGCGTGGTTTGCGTGGTCATGGCGGCGGCGGTTGTATTCATTGTGTTTAGTTTGCGTTGTAATACTCTCGGTTTATCATGTGAACCATCGCGGATTGTCCGTCGATATTTTCCCACTCGGGAACTGGTGGGCGGGTGAAGTCTGGTCTCCCTTGGTCGTTAAGGTAACGCAAGGCCCAAAAGCATCCTGATCCGCTTGTGACAACGGCGGCGGTTCCGTCTGCGAGCGTGTAAATGTCTCCATCTTGAACAGAGAAGAATCCTGAGACGCAATTCTTCCCAAGGGTGATTTTGCTTTTCATGGTATGAGGTCGGGTTGGGTTTCGGTGTTGGTGGTTTCCTTCGGCGGTTCGGGCGGCAAGGTTTCTCCTGCCAGGTTAAAGGGCATCATCGCCTCTGGGATGAGTTGGAACTGATCGGCGGCGGCGGGTTTCATAGGCTGACAAGTTCACGGCTGATCCATCGGGAATCTCCCGAGGTCGGCTCAGGGCATAAGGAAACAAGAATTTCTTCCCCTTCATCCAGCAGGAGAAAAAGATCATCTCCTGCTTTCATGGTGACGCGATAGGGCGCGATCCTATCGGGCCAAAAGGTGACGGGTTCGCGTAGTGTGGTGGTTTTTGCTTTCATAGGTTTAAACATTTGGCATGGGGTGAAGCGTTCCATTATTCCACTCGATAATCTGGCACGGGTGGGAAGCCAAGAATTGACGCAATTTTTTGGCCAGTTTATATCTGCTTCTGTGCTGGTGATCGCTCAAGGGCAAGTATGGGTCTGTGATGCGGTTGTAAATGCTGGCGGCTTTTTGTGCTTTGCGTAGCGTGGTCATGTTGTTAATTTTGTTGGTTTGTTAAAAGATAAGCGATTCTTGCAGCTAATATCATGAATATATTTAGTAATAGCAGGAGTTGGAGAGAGAGGGTGCGGATGTTTTTCTCTCGATTGTAAGCGGTGATGAAGCAAGATTTTTTCATGGTTAAAAGTCTGCAATGATTAGGCCGCCTTTGAATAATATAACTTGGGTTCGGTCGTGCAGATACTCCAGAGCTGATTCTTCTTTCAGCTCGTCTAATTCTTCGGGTTCGATTTCGTCTTCGTCGCCCGAAAATTCCCAGGAGTATCGAGACGCGGCATCTTGAGCGCACGCATATTCTGACCAATCGCATCGGATACACACAAGGTCGAGTTCGGTGTCCTCTCCGGAATCCTCGTCAATCTGGCACAGGTAGGCTGCGAGGGCCTTCGCGCCCTCGTATGACCATCCCGCGCATTCATCCCGTTTCAATTCGTCGGCAACTTGCCATTCTGTAAGTGTTGTTTTCATGTGTGTGTGTTGTTTGTGGTGTGGTGTGTGTTGTGTGGTGGTGTGTTGTGGGTTGTGTGGTGGTGTGTTGTGGGTTGGGTTACTTGGTTAGAAGAGATTCTACCTTTTCTTCGGGGAAAACGAAGGGGGCAAATCCGAATCCTAATTTAGCTAGCACAATAGCAACGGCAAGCGGAAGCGAATAACAACCATCGTATCCAGTCACAATTTTGTTCTGGTCAATCTCCAGACTTCCCTCTGCGTAATATTCTGACGAGTTGTTTGTTTCATCCGTCGCAATCTCGAAAGCATGGGGATTCGATCCCTCGTCCTTGGATGAGATGCAGACGGTATACCTTCCGATGTTGTGGTTTGTGGTCATTGGTTCGGTGGTGGTAGCTTTGTTTTTCATGTGTGTGGTGTGTGTGTTTGGTTGGTTGTCTTTATGACAAGTACAATATAAAAGATCCTACAAAACATTACAAGTATTATTTTCAACTATTTTTTCAGCCTATAGCAACAAGCGTGCCAAGTTTTGAAAGAGCATAAAAGAGCCTTTTTGAACATGGTACAGTCTACCGTCAAGCCTTACTAACTTCGCTACAGGGCATCCTAGCGCGCGGAAAACCCTATCACCTTTATCATTCCTTTTAGAATGTTTTATATGGAATATAACAATTTTATGCTTGCTTTTTCGTCGACCAATCTTGTACCCTTGAATCGGGGACAGTTCAAGACTGGCTGTCTATTCTCTAAATTCCCTTCATCACTCTATTCTCTTAAAGTCCATCATTCGCTCAAGATTTCGCCAATCAAAAAGAAAGCGTCTCGAATGATAAATCTCGAAGAGATTGGTTCAAATCTCAACTGGATTGACTAGGTGCCGGAAACTAGGTAGAAAGTCAAAGAATGAAAAAGCCATTAAACACCAAGCAAAAGAAGTTCGCCGATAACTATGCGACTAGAGGAATGAGCATCGCCGAAAGTGTTAGAAGGGCTGGGTACAATTTCCGAAGTCAACGATCCGAAGATTACGGGAGTTATGGGTGTAAGCTGTTGAAACAAGAACGAATCGCATCCTATGTGAAGAAACTAAGAGAGAAATCCTTCGCTGCCGATGCTCTCTCATTCGCTGAAAAGCGTTCCTTTTTGGCTCGCGCAGTTCGATGCAATGCGGCCAATCCTGATCCTGATTTGGTACAGGAGATTGCCGAGACCCAAGGTGAACACGGTACATCGAGAAGGGTCAAGGTTGTCTCGAAGTTGGCAGCCATCGAGGCGGACAACAGGATGATCGGAGATAATTTTTCGGACCGTGAGCCACAGGCAAACAATCCCTTCCAGATCCTGATTGCCATGAGTTCGCCCCATTTTTTAGGGGTACAATCTACCAGCCCATCAAATAAAAACGCGATAGCGGGCCTCCTAGAGGGTTCGTCTCTGTCTGATCCGTTGGAAGCGGAAGTGTTATCATGATGTTATTGATTTGGTGATGGCCTGATCAATTAGTAATGGCCTGATCAGGTAGGCGATGCCGGTCCCTTGGATAATTCCGGCGCACGCTCATGATGCTGGGAAATTCCCAAGGCATTGGAAAGGTAGGCTCTCTTTTTAAGGAATCTCTTTCGGGGGGCGGGGTGGGGTAGGGCCATCATATGGGAGGCGATGGGGTAGCGACATGCCCCAATGAAAAAAAATCCAGTTTGGAGACTTTCCCTATTGAAAGATTCTTTTAGCAATATGTAACCCTTGACGCATATGGGTGTAATCGGGTAAATAAACGGGTAATGGCATTACGGTACCCAGAGAGCGAATTTACAAGTCCAAGCATTATGCTGTTGCGTAGTCTAACAACGGAGCTTGGAGAAAAGGCAACCAAAGAACCTGGTGGCTATGGTGGAATGAAGATGGAGAGGAAGAAGCTGACGAAGATACTGAAGGATCACATTGAAGATCCTAGGTTGAGTGATTGGGATCGCGACATGATCCGTGGATTGGAATAGGGCTTTACAGCGTTTATAGCCCCGTGGTAGAGTTTTTATATGAACGAAGGCGAACTACTCATCACCCTATTAAATTCTGCTACGATTGGTCATGTACTCCATTTGCAAAGTCGTAGTTATTCTGAGCATAAAGCACTACAAGGATTTTATACTGCTATGCCAGATTTGGTGGATGGTGTGATTGAGGCATGGCAGGGTAGGCACAGTGAGTTGATTGAGTATCCTGATCAGCTTTGTCAGTATAGTGAGCATAAGGATTCTTTGGAGTATATTACTTTTCTAAAAATCCTTTTGGAGGATGAGAGGTATGTTTTGGGTGATGAGAGTGAGATCCAGAATTTGGTTGATGGAATTGCTGAGTTGATTGATTTAACACTTTACAAGCTGACTTTCCTTAAGTAAGTTTTTGTTATCTCCAATCAAAGAGGGGCTAGGTCTGAGGGGTATCACTTATAGTGCGAATTAGATTTAGCAGCGACCTGTTATTGGAGGCCAATTTTAGAACCACGCAATGATCCATGAATTTAAAAATCCGATGCCTGTGATTACTCCCGCAGGAGATGGGTACGCTATCTATGTTGATACCTCTGGTGTATTTGACAACAATGTGTGGACAGTATGTATGTGCAAGGATGGTTCTGTGAGGCATTTTAATACTTGTCAAATAAAGATGTCGTACAACGCTACATTTGGGATTGAGAAAGGCAAAGATAGCCATAGATAGAAGCTGTACGGAGTAGCTCAATTGGTAGAGCAGCAGAATTTTCTAGGTTCGATTCCTAGCTCCGTAGCTACAATTTTCTTTGCACACTACACTCGGCTTGTGTAGAGTGCATCCAACCGCAAAGTGTAGCGCAAGCTATGCTGTTAGGGTTATTCTAAGTGAACTCTCTTCCTTCCTATGAGGGAAGGGAGTAGCTCAGATTTTATTCCCTATCGGGTATATTTTATAGAATAACACCACTTTTCTGGGCTTTTGTTCCCGATCGGGTGTAATGCGGTGCATAATCGGGTGAGTAGTAACTCTTGGTACAAAACCTAGAGGGAAAAAGTACCCATTTTTTCCGTTAGCGTTTAGATTTGTATGCACTAATTCCCCTCATGGGTGATTATCCCATCATTTTTTAATCAAGCTACGCTTCATTTCCAGCCTCCAGAGTAAACCTAATGCGAACGCTAAACTTGCCCAGTGTATTGTTCATGATAAGTATAGCGTTCACGATTGCGTGAACAGATGTCAATGGTCGGCAACAACCCGATAATGTATACTTCCAGCTACATTATCGGCAAATATGTCGCGCAAAGGATACAATGGTTGCTGTTAAGGATCGGCAAAATGATCGGCAATTATGGCGAATTCGCCAAAATTAAAAATAGTTGGGGGAGGTAGAGTCAATTCTTTCTTGGCCTTCCCCTAGACTTTGTCACTGTTTTTTGTTGAGTCACTGCAACTTTTCCGTAGATTGTTTTCTTTGCCAATTCTTCTGGTAGGTTACAAACAAATACTCTGAGTAACATTTTTTGTTCTGGATCTATTATGCCAACAAGCTCGCCAAAATCCTCACCTAGAAGGGCCAAGCGTTTAGCTTCCTCAAATGAATGCTCTTGTATATTCATTTATTTTACAAAAAAGTGTTGCTATTGGAAAAAAAATTGTTATAGGTGAGGTTGTATGAAAAACATATTCAGCATGATGCAGCTTGAGAAGTCATGTGATGAGTGCGGTGGAACTGGCAGTGATTGGTATGATGAAGGCTTGGGTAACCCATGCTGGAAATGCCAAGGTACAGGTCATGTAGCTACTGATGAAGGTAAATCTATCCTTCAGCTCATTGCGCACAATCAGGGTAGCATCTTGCAGTACACATAATTATTTTTCTATCCTTCTCCAATGGTCACGCCAAAGGAGATCAGATAGACGATTGGCATAAGCTCTCACTTTCATTTCTGGAAGTTCAGGGTTTAGGATGTGTATCCCCTCATGCAGAACAGTATCGAGTCTCATTTTGGAAGATTGGTTAGGATCTATTTCTATTCTTGATTCACTTTGGTAAGCTAGTCCGTGAGCCTTTTGTTTTCCAAGTTTCCTATCCTGTATTTTAATACGCCCTGGTAATTTCATCGGCTATTTTATAGAAGTTTACTTTTGCTGTAGCATTTCCACACCGACACATGATGGTTTTCATTTCCAACTCCCCCCTTTGATGTGATCTCCTCAAACGCTTTGTGGATGCATCTATAGAAATGTTTTGGTATTTTGCCATTTGTTTGGCATTTACCCATTCCGTATTTTCAAAATCTTCTTCTCTCGGTATTTCAAGGTTTAATTTTTCACTAATAGAATCAAGAATGCTTTTTCTTAAATCAGATTCCGATGGGTTTATTTTCTTTTGGTTCATATACGGTTAGTTTGGTTGCTGGTAAATCTCCTTTGGCACATCCACGCCAATCAAGTATTCCAAACCCTGGACGACAAATAGAATCACCAACTACCTTGTAAGCATATCTGGTCAATAGCCGCCAAGCTGGCGTTACCATTAATACTCCTGATCCATCATTGAATATTCCCCCCGTATGTCGATGTCCCCGTAAATATACTTTGGGAACTCTATGCCCAACACGAGAGTAGTTTTGGCGAGCATTACCCATTGTTATAGACATCGCTCCTGCCTCAAGGTATGCCCTAGAACTCGTCGGCATATGGTGAGCAATATCAATCAGCGTTCCATTGATTTCGATGAGTCCTTTGTCTCCTAGCCATTTTCCTCCAATTTCTTGGCATATCATTTTTTCCCAATCTCCAACATGGCATTCTGTTCCAGCAGTCATGTAGGTTACGGAAGCAAGTTTAGATAATGGCTTTAGGCATTCGATAGCAGCGAGCGCATGATCTAAATTTAAGGCAACTACAATTTCTGTAGTGCCATGATGTCGCCCTTCAATACAATCTCCATTTATAATCAAGGCAAATGGTTCTCCCTTGAAGTGATCTTTAATTTTAACCTCGATGTCATTCCAGCATTGCCACAACCATTTTTGGTGAATGTTATTACCAAGACCGATTTTATTTCCTGTTGATGTGATGTGATTGTCAGGCCAAAGCCCTACAACAGAACCACAGTGGAGATCGCTTATGATTACTGCTCCCAAGGGTGTTTTCTTAGTCATGAATTTTATTGCTGCGTTTCCTTGGGGGAAGATTGGAAACAAGATTATTTAAAAGAACCGCTGCATCAGTTAATGAGATTTCATTTGCTTCCATCATCTTTGCAAGCATCTGACAGGTTTTGATCCGTTCCGTTAAGTGGTGAAGATAGCTGATCAAATCAAGCTGTTCGTCTTTTAGGTTTTCTGCATACCATCCTGCTCCAGCAGTCCAAAAATCACTCTTGTGTTCTTTCTGGCCCTTTTTGTATTTTTCCATTCCAGCCGTTCCAGCTTTAGACCAAATATCAAAAGCATCTTGTTCGGCATTCATATTAAACTTTTCTAAGTTTACGCTTTGTTTTGGTTTTTGGCTTTTGAATGGAGCCGTAAGAAACTCTAGCAGGACGAAGAGCGGCATAAGGTTTGGCAGATATGTTGGTTGCTTGTTTGTTCATTTGGATTTCTTTCCGTGATGCCACTTTGCGGCATTCTGTGCAAAGGTTGCCATCTTGCGACCAGCAGGACTTTTGCTGTGCTTGAGTTCAGCAGTAGTCTTGCCAGTTTTCTTTTTAATCGCCGTGAAGCGACCTTTGTGGGATTCCTTGATGTGGATACCAGATTTCTTTGTAGCCATATTATTTTTTGGTTATGAATCTATGCCAGATATGATTAGGAGTAATCATTCCTGCGACACGGCATACATGGCAGGATCTTTCTTGTCCACCATAAATTTCTTGCCAGCATTTTGGGCAAAGACCGTTCAGATAAGCTATCCCTCCTATGAATTTATCAAAGAGGGATTTCATCCTAAAAAGTAATGTGCATGACTTGGCATGAGCAATCTGCTCCATTTTTATCTGCCTCATCTATGTCTGCAAAGATAACCGAGTTGTTAAACTTGTCCATTGTAGTCAACATCCATTCCATGCTCTTGCGATAGTTGTCATACTCTGGCTGGAACATACCACTGATGACAATGTTCTTGTCTGGAATACGGATCAAATTGGTAGCTCCAGTAGCTTCAATTTCCTTGGGAACCACAATGATGTTTGCCAGCTTCTCAAGACGCTTAAATGATTCGGAATCAATACCAGAACGGCAAACCATGAAATTATCTTTGTCGATGACATGGATACAGCAATCCAAATGGTAAAGATTATCACTCACCATCTTCATGGGGATAATTTCAACCCCAGCTTTTTTGGAAATCCATTCTTGTGCTTTCCAATCGGAAAACTTTCCATGACCTCCAAAATAAATATTGTCTTTCCAGTACTTTGTTTCAGCTTCTCCCTCCCAAGAGTGAGGAGGTTGGAGAACGGTATAACCCATTTTTTCAAAGAACCTACGACCAGGTTCCTCTTCAATCTGCCTACCATCTGCACTCATTTTTGCGATGAAGATAAAAGGATCAACGGATAGACCAAGGTTGGCAACAAAGTGTTGATCTTGCGCTCCCTTGGTAGGTGGCAACTCAAGTACTTTTACACCGAGAGCAGTAATGAGACGCTTGATTCGGGTGTACTGACGCATTGCCCTTTCCGTATCTACCTTCTGACCCTTCATAAACTTGTTGTTGGCAATAGCCGTGGACAAGTATTTGGGAGGACACATGAGGAAACTAGGCTTGCGCTTGTACTGACCGCCACCAAATTTAGGAGTATCGGTTTTCATCAAGGAAGAAACAGAAGAATCAATCTTACCTTCTAGGACTGAAGGAATCATTGAACCATTTCTGAACTCTTGAGGGGAGAATCTAGCCATAAGTCAAAACAGCATACAGATTACACGGCTAAAGAAAAGCAAAACATTAAAGGAAATACCCCCCTGATCCCCCCACTCATGTGAGAAAGCCTGTCAGAAAAGAAAAGAAACTACTGATCTCATATTTAATTATGGCAAAATCGCCGCAATTAGAAATGAAAGCAGGGTGTTTCTCTTCTCTCTCATCGGGTAAGGAGTTTTGGTTCTCCAGAGCCGCTGTTGTTGGATCACATGGTACGCATTCATGCCCATCCTCACTTGCTATAACGGGCAAGGGCCGCCAAGTGATGCGCCACTCAACGGCCCTTTGTTTCTTTGAGGAAAATTATAGGATCAGAACGGCGCAATCATTCAGATGCGGTGAATATGCCACGCAATCTATCCATGTGTCAACAGAAATATATTACCATGACCATCAATGCTAAAAACCATCTGGATCAACCGAGCTACTGCCATATCCCCAATCGTCGTTGTCAACTTCTTCCTGAGAATTATTTTTGCTGTGAATTAGCCGATCCTCCCAATCCCTGATTTCCAAGATGTCTAAGGATTCCTTTGCATCATCTTCAAAAGTAAATTCAAGTCCTGCCTTACTAAGCATCTCCACTGCGTAGGTCAAAGAGTCAGCCAAATCTGGCGACTTCTTGATGCGCTTTTTCATGTCTAGCTTTTTCTCAACAGCTACCTTTCTTCCTTTGTGAAAATAAAGCCTACTGCAAAGCTCGTTTACTATTGAACTATGTTTTTCCACATCTATGCCAACTAAACTTTTAGTTGACATGGCAGTATGAACTTGGAACCAAGACTCCGTTACCCTGCGATCATAGGCTTCTTTAGCAGTGCGCTTATCAAGACTGCTAATCTTTCGATCCGTAGGCATTCCCATAGAAGAAATAGGATGGATGAACATGGCCTCTGGATGGAATTTTCCCCATTCAATGATGATTGCTCGCAGCATCTTGCCTCCATCGCCCGAAATATCCAATCCAAAGTCTCTTGGATGGACTCCATACTCTAAACAATCTTTTACCAATTGCATTGCAATAGATTCCTCGAAAACATCACCAACAGATGAAGAGTATTCTTTAGTTCCAAGATAAAAACCTACCCTTCTTCCAGTATCATTTGGGCCATATCTACAGAAAGTAGCTGCACATCTATCTCCTCCAGCAGTAAATGCAGGGTCAAAGCCGCACACCACTCTTGTTCGATCACTCCAAGTGGGTTCCCAAGCAATATCACACGCTTGGATAAATTGCTTTGAAAAAATTGTGAGTTCTACTGAACTATCGGGCCACCAACCATAGACATTTCTCCAATATTCTAGGGCATTTTTGTTTCCGTAGCATCGTTTTAATGTTGCAGCTTCTCCTTCAATAGTCAGGAAGCGATCAAATGGAGGTATTATTGCATCAGGAACTTTGAAATTTGGGCTATCTTCTCCAGAAAGATGTAACGCAACACCTGTTCTAGTAGTCCATTTGTGGGTATATCTTGTTACAGCATCCCACTCCATCGGATCATCTGGCTGGCATAGTTCAGTGTGAGGATTATTTGCCGTATTTGAAGGATTTGCCATACCCCCAAATATAAAGTCAGGATTGGCTCCAAGGTTCACGCGAGTATCAAGCGCATAAAGATCCATTTCAGCCAATTCGTCGAGAAATAAGCGCATTCTTGCGTTCTTACGACCCCTTGTGTTTTCAACAGATCGTTTGCCCTCGCCCCCACGAGGAAAAGCTAGGGCTTTTATGGCATTTGTATAGTCACGCTCAGAATCCTTGGTATCAATTGATTCAAAAACAATCATCCTTCGGTATTCTACAAGGTTTCCAATGCTTGAATCCTTTCCATATTTAGACTGCAAATTACGCATTGCAACTCGATAGAGCGTACAGACTTTACCCCATAAACGATCTTCTGAAGCATCTAAAGAAGTAGATGCAACATAGGTTGAGGTACAATTCGGGGCGCAAAGCCAATCAATCACAATACAAGCAGCTACAGAAAAAGTTTTTCCACTACTGGCGCACCCTGCAATTCCCCAATCGTTCTCGTTACAAAACAAGTCAACGATGTCTACGGCATAATTATTTACTATTCCTTGAGAATGGAGCAAAACATCATCTTCAAAAATTAATTGAAAACAGTTGATCATGTGTTGTGCAGGATTTTTTAGAGTTGTATTCTCTAATTTGATTCCCATTTTGATTCTCTCTCTCCTTCCAAACTCACCACGGGTCAATCTGTATGCAATCAGCTCTCTCATAAATTGAGGAGATGTTTCTAGAAAACTCAATCCATAAGTTGTATCTTCGGGTGGTCGTAAATTGAATCCGTTGTATTCCATGTTGAAAATACTATTGACTTATTTTATAAAAATGAGCAAGCATTAGCCTCACATGAGATTGAAAAACCCGAACGATGCGATCCCTGGTGGTCTTTGGTATCAATACACCGACGATAAAGAAAAAACTTATCGTGTAAATGGAATGGATCTTACTTTTGGTCGTCAATTTGCCCAAAAGGTAAAAAATGACATGATAAATAAGAATGTTGATGTTCCAGAAAATTTAGAATATCTTATTGAGCAGCAGATTTGTAAACGAATTGCAGGACAGTATTGCTGGCAAGAAGCTGGTGATGCGGTTGCGAATGTTATACATAAATTCGCACATCTAGGAGACAAGGTTGCTTCCACATTTGGCATTAACGCCCAATTGGAAACACGAGCAAAGAATTGTCCATCTTGTCAAAAGCGTAGAGAAATACTCAACCAAGTAATTGGATAATGGCTAAAACCAAAAAAATAGTAAACCGAGAGGGCGTATCAAGTTGGGGTTTTAATACCATCAACTCAAATGGCGTTGCTCCAACTAGTAGAGTTCAAACAGCCAACGATGCTTTTACTATTTGTTGGAATCTTCGACTTGATAATGCTGGCAGAGAGCGCAAATGGGGCCGTATTTACAAGTGCTACAAGGGATTCCCCCCTACCGATTATAGTCAGGTAGCTGCACGACAACTTTCTGGAATGAGCAATGTGCCATTTCGTCAGATGAAGTTTATTGTAGACAATCAAAAGTCTAGTTTTGTGGACATGGTAATGGAGCGCAATACTGCTGCAAATATTACCACCAAAGTTGGAAATCCTAGCGAAAAGGAAATTTGGAGCAACTTGATTAGCGTTGGATTTGATCGAATGCTACGATCTTGGACATCCTACAATTATAATGTTGAATTGGATGTGGAGGAAATGACCCTTTATGGAAAAGGATTTGAAATTGCTGAAGATCGAGATGGTTGGCCTACAAAGAGTTTCCATAACTCGAATGTTCTTATTCCTGACAAAACCTATGCTGATCTTACTAATCTTGGTGAGCTTTGCATTAAGCGTTCTTATACTCCCCTTGAGTTCTGGTTAAAGATTACTGGGGGTGAAGAAGATCCTATAAAGGCAGAAAAACACGCTTCAGATATGGGGTGGAACTTCTGGGCTTGTGTAGATGCATTAAGAATGTTTACTACAAACTATCGGAATACCTACACCAATACCGAATGGCTAAGAGATGTTGCGTCTGGTAACATGAATCTTTCCCGACTCTATACACTTAGAATTGAGTTGTATGAACTTTATATCATGGAGTTCAATGGAAGTATCTCTAAAATGCTTTTGTTGCAAAACTATGGTGGGCTTGTACTCGGCTACAAAGAAAATGGTCGCAAAGATCTTACAGAGGAAGAGTATCGTGACCAAACAGGCTTTATTTATTACCGAAAAGATTGGGTAGAAAAAGATGAGAATGGCTGGGAGGATGTGATTGCCCCAATGACTGACTCAACGGGTTCTGGTATCTGGCATGAAGTTCAAGGACTTGCTGAAGCAATCTTTATCCAATGTAGGGCATATGACATCCACATGAATCGTGCATTTGATGCAATGGATTGGAGTACACGATTAATGCTGAAGGGAGGTAATGCTGAATCCACAAAAAAAATCAAGCAGATGGAGTGGCAGCCTTGGATGATCCTTCCCCAAGATGTAGAGCCACAACAGGTAAATCTATCAGTTCCTCTTGGAGAGTTATTTTCTGGAATGCAAATGTACCAAGCCGATCTTTATCGTGGGATTGGTGCATACAATATTGGGAATTATTCTAAGACTGGTAAATCTCGTACAAAGAAAGAAGCTGAAATGGATGCGGCTGAATCCGCAAAGCTCCAAGGAACACAAATTCGTCGCTTCAATGACAATCAAACTCGCTGGCTTCGTATGCTATATAAGAGGATGAGCAGAACAAAGCGTGGAGGAAATGGATATAAATTAAAGGAAAAATTTGTAGATTTCATGAATGAAAACCAAGTTCCAGAAGAGGCTTGGAAGTGGGAAAATATTGAAAACTTAGAAAGCAATATGCTTGCTGGCTCTGGTAGCCCTTCCTACAAGTTGATGGCAGCACAAGAAACAGTTTCACTTACAGGAATGACTCCTATGAATGAGGGGCAAGCCAATGCAATTGCCGATGCTATTGCTGCCTTGAATGGTCGCCAAAATGTTAATCGCTACATGAAGCAAACAAAAATTGATATTCCTAGCGAACAGGCAATAATTTCAATGGAGAATATCGGAATGACTGATCCTAAAGGAAATGCAGCAAACTTTAGAGTTTATCCTGATCAAAACCATGTTGATCATTTCAAAGGTCATATTCAAGATGCTGGTGCATCATTGCAGGAAGCCCAACAGGCCATGCAATCAAGTGGAGTTAATCCACAAGCCCCAACACGCCAGCAAGCTACTCAAGGGGTGTCTGATGAAGCATTTAACCTTATTAAAGACATCTACGCTTGCATCTTGCGGTTTAAGGGGCCTCATATGGTAGCTCACCTTAGTTTTATACAAAGAGATCCTACAAAGAAAGCTATGGCAAAGGAATTTGCAATGATGATGCAACAGCTTCAGCGTGGAACTGATGAGATTGGAAGTCAGCTTGCACAAATGGAAGCAGCAAAACAACAGCAGCAAGGTAATCAGAACCAAGATCCTGATACAATTAAGCTCCAAGGTTTGGTTGCTAGAGAATCCATCCAAACTAACGCTTTGCAGAAGAAAGAAAACATTAAGTTGGCAGCAATGGCTCAGAAATCACAAATTCACAATTCAAATGCAATGGAAAGAGTTGCAACGGATCTTGCTACAAAGAGAGCTAAAGCCCAGAATGAGATTCAAATTAAAAGAGCTAAAGCATCTCATGATTCTAGCATGATACAGGATAGTCACGAACAAGATTTGAGTCATAATGAACAACAGAATGTTCAAGAACAAGCAATGCAACAGCAGGCAATTGCTCAACAAGAACAGTTAGCACAAAGCAACCCGCAAATAGGACAAAATAATGGATAATTTAAATGTAGTTAATCTTGCAGCAGCAATAATTAATGACAAAAGATACAGTGAACTAAAAACCTATGTTTATGAAGAACTTGTAAATAAAGATTACTCAACTGTTGTTGCTGTATTTCGTTTACTTCAAGATTTTGCTGTTGATGCAGCACAAAACACATTCAATTCAGTTGATAATGCGCTAAAAAAATCTGCTGTTTCCGTAAATCATCGAAAAGACTATGATCCAGATTTGGATGATTCTTTGTCAGATGAAGAAATGTCACTTCTCAAGTAACCAAAACAACCACAAAATACAATGTCCGACACCGCAATAGCCGAGCCAACCGAAACGCAAAAAAGCATTAATGCTCAAAATGCCCGTGAAGCAGATAAAGCAGCAAGGGATTCAGCTTTGAAGAAAGCAGATACATTTTTTAAAACAGAAATTAAGGAAGCCCCGAAGGGTACTCCAGAGGATCTGTTCCGAAAGTTTGGAGCAAAGACTGCTGCTGATGCTGAAGAACAGCAGGATCGTATTTCTGAACAAAAAGAAAAAGTAAGGTTTGCTCAAGAAAACCGCGAAGAACCAGAAGTAAAAGCATCTTTAGTTGATGATGAAAAGAAGCCTGGGTTTATTAAGTCTCTGAAACAAACAAATGAACAGCTTGTTAAAGAAACTACTGAATTAAAGAAAAGAGTCCAAGAGTATGATAGCGCAAAACAGGAAATTGAAGATTTGCGTTCAAAAATTGATGATAGTGAAAGCAAAAAGGAAGTTGAAAAACTTCGCATAGAACTCAAGGAAGCCATCAAGGAAAAACAAGAGAAAGAAGAATCACTTACTCGTGATCTTGAGGATGTACGCAAAACAAATGCTTTTTTAAATCTTCCAGCAAGTCCTATTTTTAAAGAAAACTTTGATGCTCCGATTGTTCATGGATACAACCAAGTCAAGATGATTCTTGGTGAAGATCCTACATCTATGACTGAATTTACCAAAGCGGTACAGTCATATGAGGCTTCTCTTACCTCAAATGATGCTAATGAAAGGTCAAGACAGCGTGAAATCTCAAAACAAACGCTTAACAACATTTACGAAAATCTTTCGCCAATGGAACAGGCAAAATTTAATTCTACGGCTTATGATGTCTTGAACAAAGTAGAGGCTAGAAACCAAGCTATTGTGAATTGGGAAATTACCAAAGCGCAAACAGAACAGGAAAATACTCGTCGTAATCAACTTACAAAATCCCAAGTTGGAAAGCGTTGGCAAGATGCTTTTGATCAAGCAAAGCAACAGCTTGCAGATGTTATTAAATACAATGAAGACATTGCCAAGATCATCTCTTCACAAAATATTGATGATGATACAACAGAAGACGAACTGATTGCTGAAGCTGCACTGAGCGAAAATAGCAACTACGCTCCAGAACAAATTACTCGCGTTCTTATGCAGGGAGCAAAGTTTAAAAAATCCAGAGCATATTCATTTGCTCTTGAAAAAGAGAACATAGAACTCAAAGAGACAATTAAGAAAATGCGTGGTTCTAGTACTTCTGAAGGAAGTATTGGTTCTTCATCTTCAGAAAAATCTAATGATAATGAAAACAGAACCCCAGAGGCTTTGTTTCGCAAGTTTCAAAATAGATAATTTTATTGTTGACGAACTATTAAAAATGCATAATAGTTCCAAACAACTGGATTAGTTGTTCTGATTAGCCAACTGTTCTCGGTAGAAGCGACGAGTCTGATAGCGTCAGACATAAATAAAAAGCAGGTCGCCAAACTGGAGAATAGTGGGGTAATAAGAGCAATCCGCGATGGTTGCCAGATCGCTCACAAACCAAAACCGTGTTTTGGAAGGGGCGACCTTTTCATGGCACATAATTCTAAAAAACAAACAAACTAATTATATGGCACAAAACGGAGTAACATTCTCTAGTTGTCAAGATGTGGATTCCCTCTTTAGGGAAGCCCGTACTTACTACAATCCTTTCTTCATTAAGAAGATGGCAATTAATTCGATCTATTATGGTCGTCTTGAAACAGAAACTTGGCCCCTAAATACTCTTCCGACTATGAAAGCATTCCGCTTCGGTCGTGGATGGTACAACCCAGATCAGCCTTGGCAGGAAGTTCAGAGTGGTCGTTGCATTCAAAATGCAGATGAGGTTCAGTTTGAGAAAATTGCTCATCCTGGCACAGAATCTTACAGCTTTAGCCTTTTCACCAAGGCAATGCGTACAGATTGGTATCAGCTTACCGATTTCATGTATCGTCTTTTCCCACAGGAAGAGATGGATCACATCATGGGTACAAATGTTAACATCACCAAGAATGTTCATGAAGAGTTCGCTCGTTCCAACTGGATCGGTGGTTCTGGACACAAGTGGATTCCGATCAGCAATGGTCAGTCTCTTATTTCTTGCGCTACTCCAGATGATCAGATGTTTATCGTTCAGCCCTTTGAGGGTACGAACGAGGGTTTTTTCAACATGGGCTATGTCTATGTGAAACTCCCCGTTAGCCAACTGAACAACATCGGCCTTCTTTCGCTTGATACGCTTGATGACATCCTCGTCAATCTTCAGCGTGAAGATGATGCATATCGTCTTGATGTGAGTGAGGCCGCTGGTCGCCCTCTCCTTGAGATCATTGTTCCTGATGCCCGTGTCCTTCGTCAGCTCTGGCAGTACGCCAAGCAGTCAGGTGGATATTGGGAGAGTGTTAGTGATTTTGATGACAAGCAACTTCAGTACTCTTTGGGTATTGATCGCGTCATCGGTAACTACGCTTTCTGTAATGACATCAATGGCGTTCGCTTGAATGTGGATTGGGTGTACAATGCATCTCTTCCAACCTTCAATGCCAATGATCCAACTACATGGCCTCGTCTGGTTCGCGTTCTTCCTTATATTCCTGTATCCACAGAGCTTGGTTGCAAGTATATTCAGAATCAAGCCTTCCAGTATGCCGACTTTGGTATCACGAATCCTTGGGTCAACAAGGCCATGATCAAATGGATCAGCCCTTCCCAGAGTGGTATTGGTGAAGCACAAGGCATGACCCAGAACTACGCTGGCGATTGGGAGTGGAAGAATCCAGATTGGGAATGCAACATCAAACGAGATCAAGGTTTCTTCTGGAACCAGTTCCGTATGGGAATGCAGTTCCAAGATCCAACGCTGATGCACTCAATCCTTCACAGGTTGAACAATGTACAGCTCGTGATCCCTGCTGCTTGCAATCTCGTCCCTAACTACACGCCGCAATACACCCCCGACTGCTTTGTCTGTTCGAGTGTGGTTACGGAACCAATCTAATCAACTAAGGCAAACATCCTATGTCACTTAACGCTTCAGTTTACGCCCCATCGGATGTCTTGAATGCACCCGCCCTACGATATGTAGGGTGGGGGCAACCCTTGACTCCCTACTTCGTTGCTGTTCCTAATGGTACAAGTTTTACAATTCCTAAGAGTGCAATATCTTGGTCTATTACTGCTAATTCTGGTAGTAATGCAACGATCAATGGTGTTGTATTTACGGGAGCATTTACTACCTCTGGAAATGGAACGCTTTTCATTCCTATCGTAGTCAGCACAACTGCTGGCACAGTAAATGTAACTTATACTCTTAACAATGTTGTGTATAATACTCCTAGCTACTACTAAAACTTAAAAACCTAAAAATATGTCTAATATTAATACGCCTCCCGTCCCTAATAATCTCACTGTAGTTCGCTTTGGGCCTGTTTCGGTAGATTTCACGAAAGCTGGATCTACTGTTATTGGTCAACTGCAATACGATGAAAATGTATTCATTCCTACACTTGCAACGGTTGTTTATACTAACGCCGCTGGAACTAATGGAACTCAAGCAGTTGTTGCTCTGAACAATGGTACTGTTGGAAAGAATATTTCCACTGCTACCCTTCCTGCAACTCCTGTTGTGGCAATTGATGGAACTGGATCTCTTTCACAAACCGTTCTTGCGCCAGCAACGAATGGTTATGTGCTTGGTCAAATTCCTGTTTCCACTGCCTTGATCAGTAATGGAGCCGCTGCAATTCAGAGTCTTAGTCTGAATGTTGCAACTGCCGCTATTCCTGCTCTTGCTACGACGAATCGTTCTACTACAAGCAACATTTCAACCCTTACGGTTGCCAGCGTTCCCGTTTGGCTTACCGCTGGCGCAGTTGTTAATGTTCTTACAGTTGGCAATGCGGCTTACAATGGTACTGTTACCATTCTTTCCGTGACTGCTACTACCTTCTCGTACTACAACCCCTCGCTTGTTACTGAGGCTTCCACGGCTGATACCGCTGGACGCATTGGTGCGCTGACGGGAGATGTGTATGTTGTTGGTATCCTTATGTAATTAAAGTTTGGTGCTGTGGAGGTTCAATCCCTCCATAGCATCTACATATAGTAAATTGTTATGGCAAATCCACTTACTTTTCCGCAATTTGTTGATACAACAGATAGTGAACAGCGTTGGCAAATTTTTAGTGCTATTGCTTCTGCAACGGCATACGATTACCAGCTTTCTAACTATGTGGCAGCGGATAAGCCTGGGACTATTGTTATTAAAGATGGAGCTACGGTTATCAAGACCCTCACTCTGTCCTACGATGGCAGCAACAACCTCACTAGCGTTGTCCGAAGCTAATGGCACTTACCGACAACATCTTAGCCT